TCCGCCATCGCCCGCGCAGTGGCAGCGAGAGCGCGCAGCCGGTCCGGGATGGACATGCCGCCGCCTTAAACGCTCAGGCTGTAGCTGACGCTGAGCGTGTCGCCGTTGGCCACCGCCCGGTCGCCACCGCTGAACAGTCCCGCACTGAGGATCGCCCCGCTGGTGTTGCCAACGGTCGTCGTCGGGGCCGTGCCCGCGGCCGAGCGCATCAGCATGAAAGCGCCCTTGATCGTGTCTGTCGCGATGATCGACAGGGACACGGCCGAGCTGAGCGCCAGGCTGCCGCTGGATGCGGTGCCGAATGACGGCGTGCCGCGCGTGGCCAGCGTGGACGAAGGCGCTTCGTTCCAACCGTTGGCTGGAGATCCGCCGCCCACCGCAGTGATGCTTGCCGCGGTGTTGCTCGCCGAGATCGCGCTGTAGCCTGTGTCTTCGATCAGGCCCAGCACCTGGGAAGCCGTGTAGCTGCTGCCCTTCAACGCGTGGGTGAGGAAGGCGTTCTTGCCCTCGGTGACGACCGTGTTGCGGAAGTGATCGGTCCACTTCTCGAACAGCGGGATCTCGTCCAGCTCGTCTTGCAGCCGATCCAGTTCCGGCAGGCGCCAAGCCAGCAGAGGGTCGACCAAGATCTGGTCGCGGAGGCTGCGCACGCGCAGGAAGTGATCGAGGTCGCCAGGCGCCGGCGCGAAGCACGAGGCTTGGTACAGGCCGATGGCATTGGCCTTGTCGCTCAGCTCCACGGCGCGCGCCACGGCCGCCTCCGACATCGAACGCGCACGCGCGCGCTCACCCATGACGTTGCTCATTCGGCACCTCCCTCAGCGGTCACCTCAAGGCGGTCCGCATCTAGCCAGCGCTGGACCGGCTGACCGCCCTCGTCCCACTCGACCAGCAACTCAAGCTCGTCGGTCGATTCGTTGATTCGACGCGCCTTCACCACGCCCTCGATGACGGGCTGGATCAAGCGCACCTTTGCTCCGGTCTTCATCGGGGCGGTCCTTTCAATGACGAAGGCCCCGCCGGAGCGAGGCCCAGAAACGAGAAAGCCGCCCGAAGGCGGCTTGTTCAGAGGGTGGCGAGGGTCAGGCCGGCGGGTTGGCCGACGGACGCTGGCTGCGGGCATGGCCCAGCAGCGCGACCGCCGAGAGCAGCGCCGCTGAGGCGTTGTTCGCCGGAGTGATCGTCATGCGGACGTAGCGCTTGTCGCCGATGTAGCCGATCTTGCGGCACTCGTTGTCGTCGTCGAACTGGAACGCGGCCAGCACCTCGGTGCCGATGAGCATGCTGTCGGAAACGGCCGCTGCGTCCGAGAGGTTGGCCGCGTCGCCGTGCTCGACCAGCACCGTGAAAGTGGTGTCGGCGTCGGCGATGGCGCCAGCGGCGATCACGAAGGTCAGGCTTTCGAAGCCCGCGCGGTCGATGATCTGGCTCACCTGGGCGGTGTTGTCCGAGACGGAAACGGGCGACAGGGCCCGCTTCGGATAGATGTTGTTCACGAGGTCTTGCATGGTGGTTCCTTCATGAGGGATTCGGTGACCTACGCGCGCCGCCTTTATTGGACGGCGCGCGCGCGTGGGCTCGGCTCTCCGGCGCGGCGGGGGCGGCATGCGCGGATGCAGCAAGCACTGGCTCGGCCCACCCCTTGTCGACGAAGGTGGCCGCGAGGCTTCGCGCGCCGACCGACTCGGAAAGGTCGTGTTCCGTACCGGCGAGGAAGAGCTCGACGGTGAGACCGTCGCGCGCGCCTCGCTGCGTGCAGATCATCCTGATGCGCATGCCGCTCGCTCCGGTTCAGGAGCAGACGCCGATGCGGATCGCTTCGGGCAGCACAACCTGGCCGCCTTGGCGGCGGCGGAAGATGAACCGCACGTTGCCGCTGGTGGCCTGCGTGAACGGATCGCGCAGCATGACCATCTGGATGCGGTCCACCAGGGTGTAGGCACGCTGGAAGTCGCCGTACGCGACCGCCTTCGTGGCGGCTCCCTCGCTCGGCATGTCCGGCACCTCGACGTACGGGTCGCCGTCGATTGTGTTCGGCTTGCCTTGGGCCAGACCCGGCATCCACAGGTACTGGTTCTGCGAGTCCTTGAGCTTGCGCACGCTCGCGAGCGTCGTGCGGTTCAGCGTGAACACGCCGTTGCGCGCGTAGAAGGTCTTCACCGCGTGCTTGAGCGTGATCAGGCCATCTGCGGAGACCGCCGAGCTGCCGACGTTGGTCGTGCCGACATCACCGTTGTTCAGGAAGCCTTCCGGCTTCCCGACGCCATTGCCAGACACCACAGCCGCGCCTTCGGCGACAGCGAACTGCTCGGTGGCCTCCATCTGGATCTCGTCGGCCATGTTCCAGGCGCTGTCCTCGAGGTTCTGCTCGCTGATGTCCACCAGCGCGTAGATCTCGTGCGTCGGGATCTCCAGCATCCCGTAGCGCAGGCCGTCGGTCTCGCTGCGCGTGCCTTGCTCGGCCACCCACACCGCGGCGAACTGGCCGGTGCGCTTGGGCATCTGCACCGACTTCGAAGCTGTGGTGCGCACGCGCACCAGGGAACGCATCGGGCTCACTTCGGTGATCGACTTGATGATCTCGCGCACGAACTCGACAGGGGCGAGATAGCCGCCGGTCGCGTCGTTCTGCACCGACATGGCCTTCCACTGCTGGGCAGCGTCGTCCAGGGCCTTGCGCTGAGCCTCACCCAGGTTCGGCTCGCCCTTGAGGTGGGCCGTGACCACGGCCCGGGCCCAGTTGTCCCAGCCGGCCTTCAGTTGAGCCGGGTTGCCGCCGCCACCAGCGATCTGCCGGTTGAGCTTGCGCTCGGCTTCTTCGGCAGACGTCTTCGCTTCCTCGGCGGCCAGCTTCGCGGCCTTCAGTTCCTGCTCGGCAGCCGTCATGCGTTGGCTCAGCGCTTCGCCCTTGTCGAGGTCCTTCTCGATCTTGGCCAACTTGGCGTCCAGGTCACTGACTGCCTCGCCCTTCGCCAGCTTGGCCAGGCGCTCATCGTTGGTGCGCTTGAACTCCTCGAAGCCGCGCTGGATGGTTTCGACCAGAGCCTTCAGCTCCGGCAGCGCGACGGGCGCGTTGGCGAGCATCATCAGCCCGATGACCTGGTCGCTGTGCAGGCCCGCCAGAGCGAGAAGCGGGTCAGCGACGCCCAGCGCGTAGGCGGCCGAGCAGGCCGCGAGTGCCACCAGGATGGCGACGGTGTTTCGAACGATCTTCATGATTTCCTTTCGGGAAGGTGGTGAGTGAGGTGCTACGCCTGGAAGGCGGACGCGCAGGCCTGAAGCGCCTGCTTCACATCGGCCAGCTCGTCGGGCTCCCCCCGACCACCTGCCGGATCCGGCGACCCGGGCTCGCCCCGAGTCGCCAGAGACTTGACGCGGGCCAGGAAGCCCGTCGCCTGTGACTTGGTGAGGCCGCGCTCCTCGAGGAAGCGTTCAGCCTCGCGGAGCGTGTCGATCCCGTCGATCGCGCCCTTGATGCTGCTGATTTGCGCCGATGGATTCGCCGGGAAGGTCACCACCGACACCTCCCAGAGATCGACCCGCTTCAGCGTGCGAATGCCAGTGACGCGGTCGTACGAGTCCTCGCGGGTCACGAACCCGATGGACAGGCCGTTGACGGCCTTCGCCTTCATCAGCGCGCGCGCTTCCTTCGCCCGCTGCACGTCATCGACCAGCAGCTGTCCGCGCACGAAGAGCCCGTGCTCGTCCTCTCGCATTTCCAGGAATGGCCCCACCGGTTCGCCGCTGCGGTGCTGCCAGAGAATGGGCGGCAGTCGGCCGGATTCCTTCCAGGCGGCCAGAGATTCGGCGAAGGCGCCTGGCGCGACCACTTCCTTGTAGCTGTCGACGTTGCCGAAGACCGAGCCGTAGCCATGGAAAACGCCGGCGTCGTCAACGCCCTTCAGTTCGAACGGACGCTCGAGGTACTTCACCTCGCCGCCGGCCGCATCCTTGCGTTCAAGGGGTCGAAAGGTCTTCATTGTCGGCACCGTCAGGGTTGGTGGTCATATTCACTGGAGTGAGCGGCTTGCTCAGGCCCGGAAGCGGGTTCAGCTCCAGCTTCGCGCGCGCCTCGTTGCGCACCATGATTCCGCGGTCAACCAGCTTCGTCAGGTAGTCGGCGGTGCTCTTCATGTCGCCACGCAGGAGGCCTGCCGCCATGAACTTGAAGTAGTACCCGTCGCGGCGTTCGGCGTCGGTCAGCAGATTCACGTCGGCCGAGTTCTCGATCCGCGCGTACCAGGGCGACAGCGTGTGAACCACGTGCGCAAGGAAGAACGACTCGGCGCTGGCGAAGGTGGCGGTCTTGTCGCTGTAGCCGATCATGATCGGCAGCACATCGAAGAAGCGGCAGACCTCTTCGATCTGGTGCCGGCGCATCTCCAGGTGCTGGGCGTCAAGCCCGCTCATGGCCTGCGAGAAGAACTTTGCGGCCCGGTCCAGCACCAGCACCCCGTGGGCATTCGCGCCGGCGCCAGAGCGGCGGATCCATTCGGTCAGCTGGCCTTGCTGCTTCTCATCGAGCTTGCCCTCGACGGAGTAGACGCCAGTCGGCCGGACACCGTTCGCGTGCAGTCGGGCGTGGCTCTCTTCGCCAGCGATGGACAAGCCGAGCGCTTCGCGCGCAAGGTCGATGATGTCCAGGCCTGCGAAGCCGGACCAGCTTGGGCCGCGCACGTGCCACATCTCGTCCCGTGGCACCTCCCGACGTTCGCCTGTCTTCGGCGAGGTAACCCAGTACCTGGGCCCACCATCGTCGGCCTGTTCCGTGGTGACGTTGCCTGGATTCAGCAGGATGAGCTCGTCGATCCGCCGGCCGACCGTCGCCTTGTAGACGTAGCCGTTGCCAAGCGCCGCATGGATGCCCAACGTCTCGCGCAGTTCGTAGGAGGTCATCCACGAATTCGGCTTGCAGCTGGTCTTGTCGTAGAGCGGATGCTCACGTGCCGGTCGCATGCTCGGGAGATTGGTCGCGCTGTCCAACTCCTCCCGATGAAGCTTGAACGGCACCTGCGCGATGCCTTTGCCAACCACCCTCAAGCATGCAAAGGCCGCTGCAACTTTGAAGGCTTTGTCCCTCGTGATCGTGATACCAGCCTTCGACCTCAGGCCGGCGGCGAGGAAGGAATCCCATTCGTCGATTCGGACGGCCTTCAGCCTTACCGCGCGCGCAAGGGCGGCCGTGACGCGTTGAATGGGGGTCATGCGGCGGCCGTTTCCCAGAAGGACTTCCCAGCCGTCGCTTCCGGGGTCAGTGCCATGAGCGACACCGCATCGAACGTCGCCATCAGTGGGTCGATCTTCGCAGTGCCGCTGATGGCCTTGGTGACCAGGCCTCGCGCGTCCACCTTGGCATTGCTCGCGCACTTGTTCATCAGCTTGCTCCCGTTGTGCACGATCTCGCCGGGCTCGTCCTTAGGGACGGCGCCGGCGGCGAGCTTGCGCTCAGTGGTCTTGATGGCGCCGGTCAGCCGCCAGCCCTGGCTGATGGCCACGATCTGCTCCGGCAACAGGCCGCGCGCCGGCGACAGCAGTTCGTCGACGATGTCGCCGATGCCGGCTGAGTCAACGCCGAACGCGTTCTTTTCCGGCAGCAGCCCAGCATCGCGAATGCGGCACACCAGGTCGGCCACTGCTTCCACGTCCTGGCCGGGCTCTTCGACGATCGTCAGCGAGCCCTCGGCCTCGAAGTCCTTCAGCTCGGCAGCGATCGACTTGCGGCGGTCGAGCACGATCCGGTGTGCCCATGCGTGAGTCCACAGCAGCCAGCGGCGCGTCACCTTCTCGCGGCCCAGCGCGGCGAACCCCAGCAGGTCATCCAGCCCGCCGCCGTCGCCGCCGCACACCACCACCTCGCTGCGCTCCAGCAGGGCCTCGAACGTCAGCGCCCGGTCGATGTTTCGCGGCGCGTCCCAGAACTCCGCGCCGGGCCACCGGTCCGACCGCAGGTTCAGCCCGATTTCGACGTTCAGGTGCTTGGCCATGAAGCCGCGCACGCTGCCCTCGTCGATCTTCTCGGCCTTCGCCATCTCGCGAACGAGAAAGGCCTCGTCCACGCTCGACCCCATGTTCGGGTTCGTGACGTAGAAATTCTCGGGCCGCCGGTGCGCGCCGGCCTCGAGCATCGCCCTCGGAAACTCGTACAGCACCGGGCAGAACTGCGGGTCGACGATCTTCCCGTCGCGGACGTCGCGCGCGTAGTCCAGCTTCTGCTTGAACACGCCTGCAGGCGGCTCGTTGGACTGCGTGCTGAGCCAGAGGACGCACCCTTCAGGCCGGCTGGCCAGGCCGCCGGTGGCCTCCCGGAACATGTCCTCAGCCTTCGGGTTCTTGCCGAAGAGCCACAGCTCGTCGACCAGCGTCACGATCCACTTCTTGCCGGCCACCGCTTCCGCGTCAGCCGCGACGACCTGCAGCGTCGCCTTCGTCACCTTGTGCGTGATCGTCCGGATGTGGTCCTGGACGTGGAACAGCGCCAGCAGCTCGTCATCGGCGCGGATCGCGTCCGCCGCCGGCTTGAAGGCGTTGTTCGCGACCTCGACGGTCGGCGCCAGGATGCCGAACTCGCCGGCTTGCCGCCAGTTCAGCACCAGGATGGCCAGCATCAGCAGACCGGCCGTGGTGCTCTTCGTGTTCTTTTTCGAGATGAGAAGGAACCACTCCTTGATCAGCCGCCGGCCGGACTCCGGGTCCAGCGCGCCGAACACCGAAGCGCAGAAGCCGCGCACCCAGTCCCGGCTGATCTCGCCGAACGCAGGGCTACCGAGCACGTCGACCACGATGAACTCGTCCATCGTGGCCAGGCCGGCCTCAGCTTCAGCAGGGAACAGCGGTTCGAACGGGATCAGCGAGCGCCGTTCGACGATCCGCTGCTCCCAATCCAGGCATGCCGTCGTCCACACGGGCGGGCCCGGCGGCGGCGCGACCTTCTTCTTGCGCGCCGCCGGCTTCTTCTCAGCGGCCACCCACCACCTTCAGGGATGGCGGGCCCTGGCGGACACCGAACTTGCCGCCCGCCGCCTTCTTGGCCTTGTCGGCAAGCTCTTCCTTCTTCCCGCCGTCGCCGCGCTTGGTGTGCTGGTACTGCGCCGCCGCAATGGCAGCCCGAACGCGCAGCTTGATGTCAACGTTCAGGCTGTTCTGCACCGACAGCAGGAACGCCAGCGCATCGTCGTTCGCCGGCACCGCGTCATCCGGGTCCGGCGGCACCGCATGGGATCGCTTCAACGCGCCACCATGCCCCTGCGGCTCCAACTCAACCGCCACCCCGCCTTCAGGCAGCGCCTTCCGGCCAGGCTTGCGCCCAGCCCCAGGACGTGCACCGCCGCTGCGACCTTTCACACCTGCCATTTGATTCACCGGGACATTCAAAAGGGGGGTTCGTACTGCGCGTGCGGGAACGGGTGGTCAGGCGTTCGGCAACCCCCAAAGATTGACCCCGCCCCCGCCATTTGCCGGCCCCGCCGCCGCGTCAGGCCGGCTCAGGCTGCGCGATCGCTGCGGGTCTCATGCCTTGGGCTTCCTGGAGGCCTGCTGCGCTCCTGCGCCGTTCTATCGCCTCGCGGGCCCCAGCACTGCGGAGCCGTTGGCTTTCGCCCTGGCCGACTCGGCGGCCGTCTTGAGCTTGTGGCACTCGGCGCTGATGGCGCGGAGGTTCGACTCGTCGTCCGTGCCGCCCTCGAACTTGGGGATGTGGTGGTCCACCTCAGTGGCCAGCCTCACGCGCCCGAGGCGCTTGCAGTCTTCGCACTGGCACAGGCCGCAGTCGCGGGCGAGGATCCGAAGGCGTAGCTTCTGCCACTGCCAGCCGTAGCCGCGCTCTGTGCTGCTTGTCGGGGCCCAGCCTCGGGCCTTGGGCTCTGACGCACCGAGCGTATGCAGGCGGGGCTTCAAGGTCTTGAGCTTGGCCATGCTGATCCTGGTTGCCGCCGCCCGCCGCCTCACACCCGGGAGGATGGGTGCGGCTTGGTCCACGTCAGCGGCTGCCGGTGTTGTCTCACCGCCGGCTGGATAGCCCTGCAGGCCTGCGCACACCCTGGGCG